TTACGTGGAGCCATTACTTAGCTCCCGACAACAGCCGACTCACCACGCATACGACGCTTACGCTCTTCCTCCATCTTGGCCATCATTGCCTCACGACCTGCACCAGGGCGTTGACGAGGCTTTTCGTCACGTTTAGCCTTAGGAGGGTTAGGCTTATTATTAGAGTCCATATAGGTACCAGAGGTTTTTGCCTTACTATAGTCCTTAGACTTTTGTGCCTTCATGCCAGTATCAACATCAGTACGGAAGTTTTCAGCCTTAACCGACTTAGCCCGTGTACCAATAGGGTTGCTCTTGATATCTTGTGAGGTTACCTTCTCACCTTTTTGACGACGTTGGGATGCTTCGATCATTTGCTTGATCTCTTCACGCATCTCTTTAAGTGTTTTCTTTTTGTCCATGATTAACGAATGTGTGCTAGGATTAATGTTTCCCTATTGGTAGGGCCAAATGTATCTCTCATCCATTGTAACCAATTTCTACTGCCTTTAGCCTGATTACATTTCCTACAGCTGGGTACCAAATTTGATGTAAGGTCTTCGCCACCAAGACACTTAGGGCGAACGTGATCAAGTGTAAGTTCATGTAATTCATAAGTTTCTCCGCAATAAACACATTGACAGTTAAAGTATTCTTTAATTGCACGACGGTGTAGCCTTTTTGCTTCAGAGCTTGTCATCGTTATTAGGTTGTGGAGGTAGTGATCAGGACTAGGCAGGAGTGGAGTCATGTTACAGGATCAGAAAGTCAGCCATACTTCTTACCCTTACGTGGGCGTGTACGATTAGCTTTAGGTGATTCTAGCTTGCCTTTATTAGGACCAGTATGGGAAGCATCCATACCATCACCATTACCATAAGTACCAAGCTTACGGTTTAGCTTATTCGCATTAGTACGAATCTTGAGGCCTTCTTTTGTCTTATTGTAAGCAGCTTGTTGCTTGAGACGCTTAGCCTTAGCCTCAGGGTTAGACTTGTAATAGTTAGATGTGCGACTTGCCATAAAGCCTCTTCTGGATAAGTTCAGGGTCTACCTTAGGCATAATGGTAGCTAGTTTATCAAGGGGGTTACCCTCATAAGCAACCCCACTGATATCATTTTTAGATAGCCAATCACAAGCTGCTTTTAGATCAGCAGTTGAAGCCTCACCTGATTTAATGCGAGCAAGGAACTCTTTGGTTACAAGGTTATGCAGTTCATTGAACTGATCCTCTGTGGCTTTTTTGTTAGCCATTTCTCAATACAATTTGATCTAGTTTATTTTCGATGCGGATCATGTGATCCTCCATCTTTTGTAAAGCATTGGCTAGTTCTTGTCGTGGCACATACTTCTCAGCAAGACGTAATTCAATCTCGTCAATACGTTTATCAATACGATCCATACGTGAATTAGTTCTACTAGTAAGAGAAGCTACGCCACCACCAACACCAATAACAAGGGATGCTACTCCTGTAATAATTGCCTCAATCATGTTCCCGCAAAATACGTATTAGTTTGTCCGCATAAGCGGGATCAGTGGCGTATTTCTCGACGACAAGAAGACGAGCACACTCTTCTGCAGAGGATGCACGGTTGACACCTCTGTAATTCTTGTAGTCTTTGTACCACTTGTTCACGAGATCTTGGACGCACTCAAAGAGTGATGGGTAATCCTTAAACCAAGCGTCGGTTTTGATCTCCATGCCACCGACAAATTCAGTGGTACGTTTGAGTGTTCCCTGGCCTTCAGTACCCTTGATACCGAAGTAGTTGTTCTTACCAGAGGTGTGCTTGCCGTAGCCGCTCTCTAATGCCCACTGTGCAGCCACTACGGAAGGATGCTTGCTGCCTGCAGCAGTTGCAGCAGCTTTGACACCAGCCCAGGTGTTGTCGTAGGTAACGAGTGGGCGTGTCTGCTGTACTGGTCTGAAGGTCATGAACCAACCAGTCCCTGGACCTTCAACTTCCCAACGCTTTAACCAGTTACGCCAGGTGTATTTGACACTCTTCCCACCAGAGCCAACCTTGACGTAGCCGCCGTTGACGTTATCCATTTCACCGTATGGATCGTGGAAGATACCGTGCTCTCCGTCATCACCAATCAGGAGCATCCAGTGTCCACCACCAACAGGGTTGGAGACGTGACCTTTGTGGAGGATGCCAACAGCTACGGGATAGCCAGCCTTTAGTTCGTTGAGGAGTGTCTGTCTGGTTCCTTTCTGGTAAAAGGAAGCGAAAACACCGTACTGCTGACAGGCTTTAATTTGACTAGTGGAGAGTGTAGTATCACCGTATTTAAGGACTGTTCTCAAGTAATCATCATCTGCATTACTACCTTTAAGTGTATCAGGACGGAGATACTTGATGGCCATAGCACATGTTGAGCTAAAGCACATCCGATCCCCGTGACCTGTTGCACTATCTGTCTGAGGGTAGTACTGCTTAACTGGCAGCAGTACCATTACTATTTTCCTCTAAAGGTACGACGAATACGACGAACAGTATCATCCTCAGTACGTGTCTTACTAAAATAAGCAGCCGCCATAGAGATAGCTTGGGTAACACTATTAGCTTTACGCTTTTTAGTTACACCAAGGTACTCAGAAGCAATAAAAAGGATGAAGAAAGCAAGTGTCTCATACGACACTTTAATACCAAGAATAGTGATCATGGTTAGTTAAGAA